TTCCGCCTGCGGTCGACAACTGCCGGACGATTTCGCGCAGATGCGTCCCCGCCGCTTCGGGATCCTCAGTATTTCGCAAATAGGAATAGTTCGAGACCATTTCTTCCCAGGACATGTTTCCCAGGTTCTTCAGGGCGGAAGAATGCTTAGCCAACTGAGCCAAATCGGGGATCTTAAGCGGCGTTTCTTTCAGTCCCTGCACGGCAACCGCCAGCTTCTCGACGTTTTCGCCCGTCTTTTCCATGCCAGCACCGCTCATGAACTGGCTGAACGATTCGGCCAGCTCGTTGGCGCTCACCGATCGTGACGGATCCGTCGACTGAGCTTTCATGAATTTCAAAAACGGCTTGAGCGCCGGCCCCATCGCCTCTTTCGACTCAAATCCCGTCGAAGCCATCGCCGTCGCTGCACCGAAGGCATCCTGGCTCGTCGTCGCCGTGGACAACGCTGTCCGGTAAATGCTCTGTTTGGCCCACCGGCCTTCTTGAACGTCTTTGATCCCCGCCTGCGCCCGGAACCTGGCAATCAGGTCTTCTTGCTTCGCAATCGCATCGGACGACAATTGAATCTGCTTGCGGGTTTCTTCCTGAATCATCTGCAGCGCGGACCGCAGCGCCATATAGGCCGCAGTGACCCCGGCAACACGACCAGCCCACGCACCCAGCCCGGCACCCATCGACTGGACGCTTTGGGTTTTCTGGATGATCGTCATATTCGCTTCAGACGCCGCCCGCTTGAACGTCGTCAGATCAATCGCCCCGGCCCGCAACAAAGCCCGCAGCCTGGCAATCGCCGCATTGTGGCGCTCCTGAGCCGTTCGCGCTTGCTCGGTGACCTTCACACCGTCCCGCTCGACCGCCTGACGCCTGGCCGTTAAACCAATCGCGTCTTGGTACATCTGCTTTTGCAGCGTCCAGGCTTTGCGGAATTCCTCAACAGTGATTTCGCCAGTCGCCCGCATTGAACGCAAGGCTTCCATCGAGTGCTGATAGCTCTCGAAGGCGACCTGTTCCGTGGACTTCACCATTTGTTTGACGCGATCCGCCGCCTGTCGCCGTTGCAGGATTTCCTGATTCAGTGCCGCAGAACGTGCGGACCGGGCTTTATCGATCTCGGCCTTACGCCGCTTTTCCTCACGATCCGCGCGGCGCTTGTCCACCTCTGCCATCCGCTGATCATGAGCTTGCTTCTCGGCCAGTTGACGATCCTGATCCGCCTTCTCCCTGGCTGCCGCCCGCCGGTCTTTCAGCCGGTCGCCCATCCCGGAATCAATCAAACGCTGCTTCAGGCTCGCCTGAGACGCCTTGGCAAACTGGTCCGCGTCGATTTTGCCCATCCGGTACGCGACCCGGATTTGCTTCATCCGCTCTAAATGAGCGTCCAGCGGATTCACCGCCGGTTTGAATGCCTGTTGGATCGACTTGCCCAGCCGCGACAGCTCGCCCGTCGCTTCTCGAAATCCTTCATGCAGACTCTTGCCGCCGGTCTTACCCGCCTGCGACAGCTCTTTCAGCTTTGCGATCTCTTTTTCGAGTAGAGCGTTACGCTTCTGGAAATCCTCAATGATCGCCCGAGAATCACTAGACCAGACAATCCCGATAGTGTTCGTCATGGTTCACGCTCACAGCTTGTCGCAGAAATACAGGTCAAACCAGGTCGGCGCATGATTCCTTAATAACCCGGCCCGCCAGGCCCGAGTCTTCAACAGTCGCGGATGTCTCAGGTTGATCCGCTTTTTTTTTCCAAACCGGCCTGTTCGCGTTCCTTGAGAGTTTCAAACTCTCGCAGGACTTCATCGATCTGCATCCCGTCGACCGCCGCCGTGGTGATCATCAGCATGTTCTCGGTATCAATCAGACCCAGCTCCGACGCGATCAGTGGCGTGATCCGGTAATTCTGCCGCAGACAAAACACCGCGAACTCGGCCCAGTCGTCCCGCAACTGCTGCGGATCCATGCCAGACTCGGCCAGAATCGCCTTCTCGTCGAAGGCTTGCAGCATGTAATAGCGGAACCAGCGTTCCGATTGCGTCCAGAAGTGATCGAACTGCGGCTTGCGGCAAGTCTTCCAATGACCATCAAGAAGCCTGAGCGTCGCTGGCAACTCAGCCGCCGCCGGAATCTGCCAGTGATTGCCGTCAGACAACCGGATCGAGTATCCGGCAAACAGGGACCGCCGTTCCAAGTCCTTCGGAACACACGGTTTGTCGATCCAGAACCCGATCCGGTATGCCTGACCGCTGTCGATCCAGCGCTGCTTCGCCGCGTCGTAGCCGATCCCCTCACCCCAGCCGACCAATAGCCCCGGCACGCCATCAATCACCGTCTGGACTTCGGTAGCATCGTCCACAAAATCCGCCAGACCCACCGACCGCAGACAACTCCCGGAATTCGATTGCTTTCCGGCGAAGAAAATTTGGAAGTGCACTCGCCATGCCCTTTCAAAAAGTAAAAGATCAAACCACCCGGCTACACACTTTCAGAAAGTGACTACACACTTTCAGCAACATCACGGACCCGCAACGGCCGCCGCCGAAGTCACCGCCAGCGACACGCCCGAGATCCGCAGCGCCGCGTTGCCGTGCTTGGTCTCACTGGCCCGCAGCGCTTGGGGAACAATGATCCCGTTCGCGAAACTAAACTTGAGATGCGCCGCCGTGGCATCGGCGATATAGGTACCGCCTGGCACACGCCGCCGCAGAAACGCGCTGAACTGAGTGATCTGGGCGACGCCTTCCAGCGATGCGATCTGATCGAAGTCCTCGACCTGAATCTCGATCACCGGATTGATCTCTTCCAGGAAGATGTCACTGGGATACGGACACCCGTCATAATGCTGCTTCTCGCTGTACTGACAGCCGAAGTTCACACTAAAGCCGACCTGTCGCGCAATGCGAGTCCCGTTGATCCAGACCGGACCGCCGCCCCACATCGCCGTAAACGCCTGAGCCGGCAGCGTCTGACCGACCAGGGCTTCAAACGGAGGCACCAGCCCGTCACCCGAAAGGTAATGAATCGCACCGCTGGCCGTCACCGCACCGGCCCGAGGAGCCGTCACCGATTGCGGAATCAACTGCGCTGGCGAAATAATACTTCCCGCATTGTCGGCCGCAGGAGTGCCCCGGATCACGACATGATGCGCCCCGCTTTGAAAAGTTCCGCCGGACGCACGCTTCTGGTAAGGGATCACCAGCGTCGACCCGTCCGCGACCCTGGCCCCGGTCGGCGTGAACAGCGTCAAGAACGTCTCGATATCGACTGTCGTCAATTGCCCTTCGGGCGCCGCGTCGGAAATGTACTGCGCGGCGTTGGCGACATCGCTGATCGTTTCGAGCGCGACGTACGGGCTGCCGGATTCGCGACCCATGATAAAGTTGTAATGCGGATCGAAATCGCTCTGAGTGATCTGCCGCAGGTAAATCGGATTGCTGCTTCCATCGACGCCGATCTGGGCGTCATAGACTACGTCTGGCATTTGGACCATCCCTTCGTTGGTCCATCGCGTTTGAATCTTGTACGGGTGGCCACCCGCTTACCTCTTACCGGAACTGCTTCAAGACTTTGGTTTGATGAGCTGGATCAAAGACCGCCGCTTGATACTGCAACCGCATCCGTTCGCGTTGCTGGTCGATTTCGTCATCGCTGACGAATTCCATTTCTTTGCGTCGCTGCTCGGTCAACGGACGGCGGATCATTTTTCCAGCGTTCGGACCGAACTTGATCATGGTCTCCAGGGGCGCCTTGGCTTCGAGCTTGCCGAAATCCTGAGTCTTCCGGATCACGCTTTCCGTCAAGACCGCTCGCCGAAGCGCTCCCGTCCAGACGTTCGGCCGATCGTGACCCACTTTTCGGCGTTTGATCCTGCGCCAACGTGCGGACCGGTTCGCGAAGATTCCCGGATACCGCCGGAACGCTTCCGTCATGAAGTGAAACGGCAGGTAAATATCCCGGATGTACTTCATCGTCTCTTCGTGGCATTCCTTCATGACCTTGCCGTGTTCACGCTCATGAAACAGCCTGGCCGTCAGCACGCCGCCGATGATCGTCGTCGTCATGGCATCCCCTCCCGGCCCAGACACCAGGTCATTTCCAGCAGGTTCACGCCGTTTTCCGTTACCGGATCGACTGCCCCGCAAGAATGCTCCTCGATCCGCTGGAATTCGATGTAGCCTGGCGACGCTGCGAGTGCTGAGAATTCATCCGTCATCGAGCCAAACAGGTTGTTCAAGTGCTGCCTGTGATCCGCCGCCGTAAACGGTCCGGATATGTCGTACCATGCCGCCAGGTCGTCGTCCGTGAATTCATGCAACTGCACGAAAATCAGCATGTCGCCATGCGCTAGGAATGTTTCCATGCCGCTTCTGACCGCGACCGCGCCGCTGTGATGCCGCACGATCGCCCGAGGAAACGGCTGAGTACTATCATCCAGCGCCAAATCGATATAGATGCTCTGTAATGCCTGTTGCTCCGTGGTGGCGCCGACCAGCTTACGGAACGTGGCCGATCCGCTGACGGTATTCGCCAGGTTGACCAGCCGCATCGATCGAGTTCCCTCCACTGGCACGCTCACAGAATATGACCCCTCGATACCGTCGTCTTGACCTTGTCGTCACGCCGCAACGCCAGGATTCGCAGCTCGGCGTTGATCAGTGGTGAACGTTCGACCTGCCACCATTCACCGTTGACCTGCCATTGTTCGCCCCAGGCATAATCGACGGTGTTCACCACCGTCAGCGTCGCCGTCCGCATGGTCCGCTCACCGGTCGGATCGTACGACCGGTCCACACGCTCCTCAGTGAACAGCGACGGAATCGCCGTCTGATCCTGGCTGCCATCGCTGGCGCCGTTAGGAGGGCGACGAGTCACGTCTGTTCCGTGCTGGTCATACAGCGTATTAAACGAATCCAGGACAAACGACACACCCGCCCCCGATCACTCAGTTTTGACGGCCGGATCGACCACTGGCTTACAAAACAGCAGGTTGTCTTCGACCAGCCGAGTGATAAAGCGCGGAGTAAACGGCGCACCTGGCGGAAGAATGATCTGCGCCAGGACAGTCCCATCCTGAAAGTAGGTATCGCCCCAGGAGACGACCCCGTTCACCACCACGTTGAAAACCGTTGGCTGATCAGGAGCCGCAGGAGCCGCCGCCGGATCACCAGCCGGAGCCTCGACCACAGGAGCGTCACCAGCCACAACCGGCGTTTCTTCTTTCTTAGCCATCGCGAAACCCTCACAAAAGAAACAGACTCAACCCCAGAAAACGCGGTGCGGCAGATCGCTCCACCGCACCGCTTCCCGCTGTCACATCAAAACAGCGGACCCGTCAAGACTCACCCAGACTCAGAGAATCGTGCCGTCCGTGACACCGGTCACCAGCACGCCCGCCCGGTAGAAAGTGCCGTCAGCCATCGGATCATCGAACGGTTTGACCGCCCAGTTCCAACGACCACGGATCACACCGCCGCGACGCTGTTCTTCGCGGTATTCTTCCATGATGATCGCGCTTTCGCCCGAGCCATCATCGAGCCCCGGAATCTTGGCGTTCTGGGCTTGATACATGACCGTGCGGCCCACACAGACCGATGGCGAAGTCAGTTCCGTCTGCGAATCGGCGATCCGTCCGACCCACAGCATCGTGGGATCCCAGAAGCGGGAAAACGCGGGCGCCGTCCCGTCAGGGTTTGGATTCTTCCAGCCGTCACCGACCAGAATATTATCGATCTTGAAAATCGCCTTGAGCGCATCGATCGAAATGTTCTTCGGGTCATCGATCCCCGAATATTTCAAACGGTCAATCAACTGCGAACACTGAAGCATCCAGTCCAGGGCGATCTGCGGAATGACCAGGGCATTCGCTTTCACGCCGTATTTGCGACACTGGTACTTGGCCTGAAAAATCAAGCTGATCGGCGTCGCCGAACTGAGGTTACTGAAGGTCGTTCCCGCCGCGATCGTCTGGTTGCCGGTATAGGCACCCGTGTTAAACACCGCATTGGCAACCGCTTGTTCATGCTCGGCCAGCAACAGACTCGTCACACGCTGAGCCGCAATCTGCTCAACCGGCAGAAAATCCCCATACATTTCGACTTCAGCGTCGTCAACGGCCGATTCGCGACCTTTTTCGACAGTCGAATAGGTGTCAGTCGTCCAGCCGCTTTCATCACGCTTGTAAGCACCGCGCGGAACGCGGGTGTTGTCTTCCACCGGCGTGAACGTGCTGGCGAGCGACAATCGGGTGAACGAACTGCTGGGCTTGGCCACGGCCGCCGCCGGCATGACCTTGAAACCGATGTAACTTTCTTCGTTGGCGATCTGATCCCAGTCATTTCGCCGCATCGACAGATCGTAACGCACAATCGCGTTACCGTTCCCGTTAAGCATTTTCGGAGTTCCTTTTTAGAAACTCCATCGCGCTGCTTGAATGAAACGCCCCCAAGGCGAAAGGAGATCCGGGTTTGGTGGCCACCTCCCCCGGCTCCGCGATGGAGACACATAAAAATCGTGTCCCGCCTGAAATCAGGCGAGTTGTACTTCTGCGTTCGCGTTCGCCACGACACCGGGCGCCCAGTTGGTCCCGACCGTCACAGCGCCGCCAGCGCTCGATACGCTGACCATGCCGTTTGCCGCCCCATAACAGGTCACACCCACGCCGATCGTGTCGGCCGCAGTGATCGTCACCCCGTCTTCGGTCTTGGGCGAAATCACCGCGACGTAATAAACGCCGTTGACCAGATAGGGCACACCATCGGTAATCCCAATGGCGTTATCCGTGACGCCCGCCAGAACCAATTGACCGCCGGACCATTTGACACGCCGGTTATTCAGCACCGTGCTGGCACATGGCAGCGTCCGGCTTCCCTTCGTCTTCCTCATTGGATCAATCCTTCACTTGATCCATCGCGTTGTTTTGTGTTGTTCAGGGTGGCCACCCGACAGTCAAAGCACCAAGACACTCAAGCACCGACGATTTCAGGCATACTTTTCAGCAAGCTGCCGTCGCGATTTTCCGCTGGGGTTGGTCGCAGCCAGAAACCTCTGATGCAGCTCGGGATTTTTCCGGGCTGCGACTTTCACGGCTGCAAACCGACTCATTCCGCCTTTCATCAACGTGCTGACCGCTTCGTCGAATTGCTCAACGGCGTTGCCCGTGTCTTCGCTTTCGGATTCGCTCGTCCCGGACTTTCCCTTGGGGGTGCCCAACGGTTCGGTTCCGGGCTTGGTGCCGATCGCGCCGCCGGCCGCTTTCAGACCGTCGATTTCCTTGTCCTTGGCCTGAAGCCGACTGTTCATCTCGGCCAGCCAGTTCGATTGAGCCTGGGCCAGGGTGACCTTGCCCTTGAGCTGTTTCATCAAGAACGAATCGTCAGCCCCCACCAGGTGCGCCGTCAGCTCGTCCAAGGTTGCCGCGACAGAACCAGTCAGCGTCCCGGCAGGATTTTCAGTACCACTCATCTTCGCCCCTTTCTTTGGTTGCGAATTTCCCTTTGCGCCGGCACGTTCCGATAACTGCCGCATCGTCTCGTCAAAACTCTGCACCGCGTCGACCAGACCCAGGTCTTTCGCCGCCGCGCCCACATGCACCCGACCGTCAGCGATCTTGCTGACCGCTTCGGCCGACATCTTCCGGCCGCTCGCCACGCCCGCAATAAATTGCGTGTTCAGCTGATCGACCATCGCTTGCCAGTTGGCAAGCTGTTCATCGGTGATCTTGGTCCCAGGAGTTCCCGCACCCTTGAAGTCACCGGCCTTGATCACATGGACCTTGATTTTCATGTCTTCGGCCATTCCCGAAGAATCACGCACCGCCATAAACGTGCCGATCGATCCCACCAGCGCCGAGGGTCCACATGCCACGAATCCCGCCTGGCTGGCACACCAATACGCCGCACTGGCGCACAGGTCTTCGCAGTAGGCTGCGGTCGGTTTCTCGCTATTCGCCGCCGCGATCTCTGCCGCCAAATCCTGAGTGCCCGCCACGGTCCCGCCGGGCGAATCAAACACCATGCAGATCGCCTTGACCGAGCTATCCCGGACCGCTGCCCGGATCGCCTGACGCAGCTCGACCGTCGAGGCACTGGTCGAAAAGCTCGAAGTGGCTTTCATCAGCGTTCCGTCTGCCCGGATCACCGCAATCCCGTCATCGGCCATCTGGTACCCGCCGCGTCCGCTGTCCGATTCGCTGATCCGACTGACGGGCTCGTCCTTCTCCTTGGCGATCAGCTCCAGCTTCGCAATGTTCACCTGCGCTTCGGGGATCAACATTCGCTGCGCGACGTGATCCCGTAGGTCCATTTCGCTGACCAGCGAAAACAAACCCGCAAACGCCGGTTCGTGCATCGACCACAGACCGAAATAGTCATCCAGTCGCTGGTAAGCTGGCCGTAGTGCTTGAAATTCCATCACGCCCCCTATGCCGCCGATTTCTTGCCGGTACCGGATTTTCCGGTATCGCCAGGTTGCGGCTTGTCTTCACCCTGAGCCGTCAGACTCAGCGTCACACCCTGCGGCAACGCCGCGCCGATCAATTCGTGCCAGTCGACCTCGACGCCCAGGTCCGCCTGAATCTTCTTCGCCGCAGCGATCGCTGCCCGGATCTTGAAGTCGTGATCCTCGATCGTCTCGGTGACGATCCGGTTCCAATCCAGTTGGTTCTCGCCCAGAATCCTGCGCGGAGAACTCAGCAGACTCACGCCACGCAGCGCGTCGGCCTGCGCGTCTTTCAATGGCTCGATGTACGACCACCCCGGCGGATGCCAGAGATGGCTGAATACGTTCAACCCCTTGGCAGCCGCAGCCCGCAAACGTTCACCGCGCGGCGAGTTTTCCCGCAGCCATTCACGCACCTTCCAGCGATAAACCGGCCGATGCAGGTTCTCAATCAGCCACTGCTGCATCTCACGCCAGCGCAACCGAGCCTGATCGATCGCACCACGCCAGCCCGAGAAATTCGTTTGCGTTGGATCCAGCATCATGACCTGAAGCGGCAAATCGAGGTTCACCGCGATGAATGCCAGCACCAGCATCGAATGACTGATAAAGTCGCTGCCGGCGACGTTCGGCGAAAACGCCTGAAGTTTCTCACCCGGATTCCCGGTGACTTCCATGCCAGGATAAATCTGCTGAAGCAGCCTGACCGTGTTTTCGTTCGGCCTCAGCTCGACTTCGCCCATCGTGCCAGGTGGCTGCTGAGTCAGATCACTCAGCGGCAGTTCCCGCATGAACGCAATACAGCTCTGCACCTGGCGTTTGACCAGCTCCGCGAACTGGATGTCATCATGCAGACCCGCCGCCTTGAACGTCGGCGCTAACACCGTCACGCCCCGCGTCATGCTGAACCTGCGCCGCATGACACCGTGTAAGACCTGCGCGTTGCCGTTTTTGTCATAAAACGGATATGGCTGAATCCCGCTGACGAGATTCAATTGCTGCATCGGCTGAATATTTTCCTTGGTCAGCCAGGCTTCCAATGGCTGCCCGGCATCGTTTTTCAGGATCCCGAAGACCACATTCCGCGTCGTATTTGTTGGACGTCGGCAACGGTGACCTTCAATCGTGTCGATCGATCCCTGATTGGTCAGGACGTTGAACATGTCGCCGTCAACAAAAGTCTGCCGCAGAGTCAGCCGCTGGATGTCTTTCCAGCTACAGACCTGGCCGAAGTGGCACGACCGTTTTTCTTCGCCCCACTCGGCCCAGCTATCCAACAGCAACTTGTCAACGTCCGTGTCGCCGGTTTGCGGATCGACCGGAAAACCCTCTTGGACAACGTTGGTCACCAGCCGGTTGATCGCCTGGCCGACCACCAGATCGTTGCGATCGACATCCCGAGCCAGTTCCATGAAATGCAGGTACTGGAACTCAAACCGAATATGCCAGTCGGCACTGGCACCCATCGGAGCCAGCCCGGTCCGCTGCCGATTCAGCGCGTCGGTTTTCGTGGCGATGTAATCGCTACGCAGACCGTCGAACAACTCGGCCAAAGACGGATTGAGATCCAAGTTCGCACGTCGGCGACCCATCAATGCACCTCTGCATTCTGCGGAGGCTGCTCAGGAATGTACTCGTTGCGCATCCGGTTGAAGCCAAACTGACGCGGCACCTGCGCCGTCGCAATCAGGGCATCCACCGATCGCGTCACATTCGCAGCCAGCCAGCGCTCAGCCTGATTCAAGGCTTGATTGACCGATGGCAGATCCCATCCGGTTTCATACCGCACCAGACCACCCGCAGCACTGGCGCTTGAACTCGGCGTAACAAGCCGCAGCGCCTCACACGCCTCGATAAACGCAAGCGCCTTGGCACCGGTCGGATCGCTTCGGTATCCGAGGTTTGCCTCTGCCTGATCAATATAATCCTGCCGTGTTGCCATGACCCATATATAATGTTATATGGTGTCATTACAAACAGTCTTAGTAACAACCCGAACCCGGATTAGTCGGATCGTTCGGGCGAGCGATATTCCTGGCACGTCAGACAGACCCTGACGTCCTGATCACGGCAGTATCTGGTCAGCGAACATTCGCCGTGTTTCGCACAGGAATAAATCGCGATCTCTTCACCGCGCCGCCCGCACAGGTTCGAGACATCTTTACGCAGCTCGGCGCCACGATGCACGCAGTCCGAGTTCGGTACAAAATCCGGTCGCACCTCTAACGGACGAACCTGGCACGTTTCGCAGTCACTGATCGGTTTGCCCTTCGAGGTTAAACCCGATGGCAACAGCGTGCAGAAACCACAACCGCCCAGACATTGTAAGACATCCGGGTGATCGCCGTTCTTGGAATACTGGATCACACGCCCCAGCACCGGACAATGCGGCTTCGTCATGAAAGAGACCTATAGGCAGTTAGTCGTGGTGAACAAACCGGAAGACGAAGGGTCAGTAACAGGAGGTTGACGCACACAGCCCTTTGTGCAATTGTCCGGCCCGAACATCGACCATTGATAACCTTCGGCTTCGTTGCCAGTGCTAATCCAATCCTGAGTCCCCAGACATTCAGAATGACTGTCAATCGTGCCGCCACAATCCGCAGGCACAACCGTCAATGTGCGTGGCAACGGCCAGTCACCGTAAACCTGATTGCTAAGATAGAAGTAGCCGGGACCGGTAGGATCGGTATCGACATTCTCTGCAACCTGGCCCCAGAATACGCCACTCTGAAAGTTGAAAACCGCCTCCTCGCAACTGAAATCGTCGCAGCGATACGCGCCATTCAAACCGAACGCATAATAGATGCGCGGCTGGCCTATTAAATAACTCGGGGACATCTGATCGGACCAATCCAGCAACGATTTCGTCTGACCGGAATTGATGTAGAGCGTTGCGCCGATTCCATCGGTGTCTAAAACCAAGCTGGAATTTCCGCGCAGTAGCAAATCAATCGAAAAGTTCGTCGCACTCTGCCAGATGCAGCCGCTGGACTGACAGACGCCCTGTTTCAGAGTCAGGTCATACAGACCGTCCGGCAATTCGAAAGAGATCGGATCTGGCAAAACAAACGAGAGAGGACCACCCGGATCGATAATGCCTCCTTCGACAAGAGGAGGCTGAAAACCAGCTCCAATTCCGAGCAATGAATTGAGACGGATCAAAATATTCAGCATGTCGTCGTTGGTGATCGTCGGACAATCAATTGTCGTTGGAGCGCCTTCCACCGCGAAACAGGTGTCGCAGCAAAGCGGCACGCAATCCCGAGACAGCGCCCGCGTATCATCGACCAGTTCCTGCGTCACGCAGGTGCGGTCCTGTGACCAGATCGAACCGCCGCCAGGAAGACTACGAGCATCGCGAAACGTCTGGTTCTGCGAGGGATGTGGATAGTACTCATAGTAATCCGTACTGGTCTGATCCCAGACTTTCCACTGACTGAAATCCGATCGGTTCAAGATGGCCGGAGGCACAAAGATATTAAATAACGTTGTCTGCATGCCGATTTTTTCATCATCGGCAAAAAAGAAACCACCTGAATAAAATCCGTTACCCCCGGCCATCCGGATACAAGAATAATCCGTCGACTCCAGAGACGCCTTGTTAAAGACCTCAAACCCAGTGCTGCCCGCAACAATCAGCGAATCCCCTTGGACGCGAATCACCCACGGCACGCCAGTGCGGCTCAAACAAGAGGGATTGAAGGTGAATTGCGCGTCATAGAACAGATTTTCCGAGGTCACGATTTTCTCGATGGTCAGGCTGTCGCGCTTCAGGCGAGCGACCCCGAAATTGATAACCGGAGAATAACCCAACCGCTTCGTACAGACAGCGTAGACCGTGTCGTCGTCATCGATCGTCGCGCAGATGATGTTCGTCGCATGCGGAACGACATTCGGATAATCGTACGAAGTGAACGTATGATTGCCGCTGTCGATCAGAACTTCACTTCCGTCGGCATTATCCAGCAGAATGATCGGACTGCTGAAATCAATTGGTGTCTGCCAGCGATACCAGAGAGATCGATTCTCGCTGGCCGCGACGAGCGTGGCGCCGCCAATCAACGTCACTCTCCAGACCTGATTCCCGTCTTGATCAAGCGCCGTCGCCCGTGTCAGCCCATCGCTGTATTGGGTGTCATGCGTATCACCAGAGAATGCATTCAGTGCTGAATTGTCGCCGACAATCACAATGGGCGAACCGTTGTTATTCGACGTGCGGCATCCGAGCAACGGTGTCGGACCGCGCCGCAACCCATCGCCACCCTCAACCCCGTACGGACATTCCGACCAGCTCCAGCGCAGATTTCCGTCCGAATCCCAACTGCGGAGCGTATACATTGGGTTCGACTGTTCGAGGTAATTCACCGGTACCAGATTGTTCAACCGCGTCGCAGCCTGATAGACGTTACCGTCCGCGTCCACATCACACTGCGCAACAGCGATCAATCCGGTCTGGGCATCCGCGAAGAAATCATTCTTCCAGACAATCTTCCCGTCCGCGTCCACCCGGTAAATCGTTGCGCACTGCTGGCAACAGCCCGTTCTGCCCATATCAGCACCCAATCCAAATCAAATGCCAAACGCCATCAATCATCCGCCAGATGCTCATTGCGGCCTTTTTAGGATCACTCGGCAGAGCGTATTTCAGGCTCAGGTCATAATTCGGCACCGTGATGTCGTCCCCGACCGTCTTCCGCTTCGGAAACGGAGTTGAATCATCCAGCTCGGTCCGCTTCACAGTGAACGTCGACGGCGTGATCACCTCGACCGTATCGCCCGTTTCCTCGTCGACTTCTTCGGTCGCCGTCGCCACCGAGATACTGGATGTGACCCTGGCAACCATCCATTCGCTGGACGCCACGCCGTCACGCCACTTGTATTCGTCGCGACGATGATCGTCGTCGGCGTTCCACTGGTCCCGGTATTTACTCATCCGCGCCCTTTCCTTGAACTTTTCCAGCGATCAGCATCATCAGGTACCGGATCAGATCATGCGGTCCGTCGACGTGCAGCACTCGTCCGCCCCACACATAGGTCGCATGCTTCGCCCGCAGACCCAGCAGCAACCGCTTGAACGTCAAGCCCGCTTCGCCCGTCAGGTCGCAATCCAGACGCGACGAAACATATCCATGTACTTTTGGGTCAATCTCGTCCAGACAAACCGGCAAATTCAGGAGTACTTCCCGAATCGTCTGTTCGCTGAGCAGTTCACGGACCGCCTGTTTCGGCACGTATTCCTGAATCGGTCCCGCCGGAAGTTCCGGAGTACTTTCTTCCGGTACCGGCGCAGCGATCACCGCGTCATCCAGATTCTCGGTCTCGTTCTCCTGCTGGGCCAGCGCCAGGGCAGGATCAATAAAATCGTCCGCCGGATCGATCTCGGTATTGACTTGCGTTCCCGCTTGAGGTTTCTTCGCCATCGGTTTCTCGCCTTCTCGCCAAAGTAAACAAAACCCGCAACCTGTTACCGGTTGCCCACAAAATACGGACGTCCGTCTGGAGTCCTTAACGCTGCTTGCCGTCGCTGTTCGTCCAGCGCCCGCTGCTGAATCTGCTTTTGAATCTGCTGTTCCGGAGTCAACCGGGGTGGCAAATTATTGAAGTTCTTGCCGCCGTTCGTCTGGTACCAGGCTGCCGCCAGGTTGTACCGGGCCGCATCCCGCCATTCGTTCACATGGCGTTTTTTCCATTCGTGGATCTCGTATCCCTGATCGTTGATCGCATCCAGGGGATACTCAGACGCCCACTGCCGCCAGAATTCGTCATCCAGCGCCAATTCTTCCGGGAAACTCACGCCGTTCGGATCAGTCGGTCCGGTCAAGCCCGTAATCGAATTCTCGACCCACCAGTTTGTTTTCTCATGGTTGATCTCAAACAGCACCAGACCGCCCAGACGCTGCTGGAGTTCCTTGTTGGGCGTGGACGAGCTTTCCAGACCTGACAGCCTGAACATGGTCGGAAACGTCGATTTCGACGATCCCTTGCAGGGCTGCACGCCCCGGAACTGCCGACAGAAGGCATAGACATCGTTGGCATGGTTGCCCGAGTCGATCAGCGTAATCGGCGCCCGCAGCTTGGGACCGCCGTCCGCATGGTCGTAATAGCGAGTATTGATCTCGTTTTTCAGGCCGTCCGCATCGCTCACGCCCAGGTCGATCAAACAACCCCGCCCGCCGGCGCCCCAGCCCCAGACTTCCCACCAAAATTCATAACGATTGTCAGGAGCCTGAACGTCGCTCGCCCTTGTGAGAAACCTCACCCAATCCGGACAGACCCGCAAATACTGCCCAGTGACGCACAACCTGGCCGCCAGCTCGTTCGGCTTGGCCTGTTGAGGAGCATCGTCCCAGGTCAGACCCATCCAGCTATTAATAAAGTTCCGGCGCTTGGCCCGTGGATCGCCGATCAAGTTTGATTTCTGACGCGAATCAACGCTCGCTTCTGCCACCAGCCCGAACGTCACGCCAGGGATCAAACTATGCAGAGTCGACAACGGTCCGAACGACGCATGACTTCCAGGACGTACCGGCTTGCCAGTGACCTTGCCGCCCGAAGTCACATTGCAGCCTTCCGGTACCCACACGCCCGATTGCAGCATCTGATAGCGATGCTCTTCCAGGATCCGCTTCTTGCAGTACTGGCATTCATACCATGCCGTGTTTCTGGCCAGCTCCAGCGTGCTGTGACCGGACTTGTCTTTTTCCCACCGCAAGCCGCCGTTCCGCAGCCCCAGAAACTTGCCGCTGCGATCATAGACCGCTTCCCCCTCGACCAGTTCCTGAAACGCATTGCAATGCGGACAAGGCACCATCCGCCGCCGGTTGTCACCGGCCAGCCGCTCGCTCTCGATGTAACACGACCCGGTTTTCGTCGGCGTGCTCATTTGCAGAATCTTGCGGTTGTGAAAGCCTTTTGCGCGTTCGTCCAGCAACTGCGCAAACGGGGCTTCCTCACTCTTGCGCTTGGACATCTTGCTGGCTTCGTTCTTGACGATGATCTGCGCCCCATAGTCGGCCGCAGACGCCGCCGAACCCGACCAGGCTCCATTGATCCAGCAATCGCTCAGCTCAACCTTCAGATCGCTCCGCAAACGTTCGGGCGGCATCTTGCGCCGCAGGACATGCACACCCTCGATCGTCTTCCAGACGCGACCCAGAACGCGCTTGACGCTCTTTTCGTCCGCATCACCAAACGCCATCGGGGCCGGTCTGGTCGCCGCGATCTTGACCATGCAGGCAATCGCGCTGGCTGTTTTTCCCAAACGAGAACCCCATTGCATCGTGATCCGCTGGATACGCGGATCGTCAAAACAGGCCAGCACTTCGCGAACATGCGGAAACAGGTCCAGCCGGAACGCGCCTTTGACTTCGCTGCCCGGCGGCAAAATGATGTTCGCGCAGGCCCATTCCGCCGTGGCGACAAACGGCCGCTCCTTCAAGACATCAATCACATCGGGGGACAACCCGCACAGCATGATCAGACACCACATAAAACTATTCCGGATCCGAATAGGGCAACCAGGATTGAGCCTCAGGCTTCGCCGCCGCGCCCCTGACCGGCGCTTCAAACCGCTCGACAACCGGCATCGGAGTCCGATGACGGTTCACACACAACAAATGATCCGGCATCCGCACACACAATCTCGACCCGCATTCCGCACAGCAGTACTTGATCGGTTCACTTTTCGCAGCACCCTTCAGTTCACCAGCAACCGCCTTCTTCTTGGCCATTTCATGCCCCCGGATCGCGTTTCAAGTCCTCCGCCAACCGATCCCGCAATGCCCGCAATTCTTCTTCGAGCCTCGACCTGAGCCGCGACCGGTATTTCTGGGGAACCTCGCCCTCGACCAGCACCGGCAACTGATCCATAAAATCACCCACACCTGCCAACAGCGACGCAATGAATCCCTCGTAGAGCAATCTGGGCAATAGTCGTCCTTCCTCTTCCGCGATTTGCAGATCCAGAAGCTGGTTTTTCTTCTTGATCTCGTCCAGCTTGGCCAGCTTGATCGCCCGATTGATCATCTCGTTCTGTTCGGTCTGGACGCTGCCTTTCTTTTGCTGCGACTCCCGCCAGGTCTTGATTGCGTCCAGGTCGTAGCCCGCCGTGATATCCGGGAAGCCTGGCTGCTTGATCCATTCGCGCAGGGCTCGATCGGTAATCCCTAGAGCTTTCGCTGCGCTCTTTTGTTCGAGAACAACCATTCACGCTACTTCACCTGCACAGTGTTCAGACGCGCTTCGATGCCACGGGTTTTCATCTCTTTCAGGAATTCGATCTGCTTGTCCTGCGAATCAAACGCCGCGATCACCCGATGGGATAACATCACATCAATGTCGTCTGGTTTCTTGTCTTCGGGCTGCTCAGCGGTCTCTTCGACGACTTCCAGCTTCTCCATGCCTTCCAGCACGATCGCCGCCAAGCCGCTCAGGTCCGGATCATCGAACAGCGCCGGAGACTCGTCCGCCAGCTTTTGCAGGTTAACGTCGTTCCAGTGCGCCAGCGTCGCGACCATATTGTCCGCCGCCGCAAAGGCCCGGGCTTTGTTCTGGTCTTCGTCAATGAAGATCACTGGGACATATTCCCAGCCGTTCCTGAGCGCCGCCTGCACCGTGCCGTTGCCCGCTTCGATTTGGCGGTTCGACCTGCGCACCACGACGGCACGACGGATGCCGAATTCCCGCAGACTGGCCTGATGACTGGGCAAATCCGCTTCGCCGTGATCTTTCAGGTTCAGCGGATCGATCGACAACGAATCCGCCCGCACCGCCAGGTATCTCAGGTCCGGAGGAATGTACTCCAGATCCGCATCCACAGTCGGTGAGAACTCGTCGGGAACCCTGACCGGTAACTTTTCCGGTACCGGCGGCGCGATCTCCGCGTCCACCGGCTTTGCCTTTGCCCTTGCCATCAGATTCTCGCTTTCTGATTGAAGTGCTCTGAATTGTCAAACGCTGCACATTACGCCCGGCTGCCGCCTGCGAATGCACGCAAGCCGCCTCCAGACCAGTACAGCACCGCTTCAAGCGGAGTGATTTCGCGCTGGCCGTCCCAGGCGATGGTCCCGACTCCGACCACGGCGCCGGCCGACAGAAACGTCACGACATAAAATCCCGGTCCGACTGTCGGCATATCGCCGACGTAGTAACCGCCCTTGCCGGTCACTTCGCTGATGGGCGAAATGTCGGACCCGACTTGGGTGGCGCCCTGAAACAGTCGCGCCGTAATCGTTTGACCGGTCACCCCGGAAGCAAAGCATAGTTCGCCCGACATATATGAAACTCCTAACCTCAAGAGGCCAACAGCCGAAAGAAACCACGCCGCGTTTGCGTCACGCCGGCAGCGGTGTAGGTCACCGACATCCGCGCCCCGTACACATAAGCCGTCTTCGCCACCAGCGCCGTGGCATGACAAACAATCGCGAAGCCGAAATTGCTGGCGTTGACATTCGAGACAGTCGGAGTCAGACCCCACAGATTGCTAGAGCCGCCGATGCTGTAGGACGCCGCCGAGACCGACGAGATCAGAATGGGGGTCGAAGCCATGTTCGTGCCGCCCGTGGACCCGCCGATGATCAAATTGGCTTGGGTGATATTCGTTGCGGTTCCCGATGCCAGGGCCATGACCTCAGCCAGAATCCCGTTGATCGTCGCGCCGCCAGGAATCGCAAAACCGAATCCCGTGAAATACAGCCAGTCACTGTCAGAAATCGCTGGCATGTTGACGCTGGCGTTCGCCGCCAGACTCGACCAATTCGACGACCCCTGTGCATTCGTGACATTGCTCCAAGCCGTACCACCGGCGAGCGTCACGTCTGCACATGTTCCACAATAATTAGGGCCGCTCGTCGCCATGCTGTCCTTCGAATAGTTTCTCGTACTCGGCCGATCTCTCGGCTTCCCACTTCTTCGCGTATTCCTGGTGGAAGTCCGCCACGGCGCTGCCGATCACCACGTCATACGCCACCCGGCTGCCTTGCGCGATACCCAGACCCGCAAACACGAGACCCGCCAGAACCGCCAATTCCTGCATCAAATCCGACATATCAAACCCCTGTCATGCGAACCAAAAAACACAGATCGCTACAACAGGGTTAAACCCCTTCAGCACCTTTGCAGATGACAACGAAAGCTTGCATTGCAGAAAGCTTCCGGTATTCCACAACTAATGCCCGAAGTTCTTATCTAACAAGTCCCACTTGCTATCCGCTGAACAATAGGTGAACAAAACATAATCCCACATGCCGCTGCCAGAGCTGGCCGTGGGCAATGCCAGATCGGCGCTTGCTCGAAAGATCGCGTTCCAGCTAAACGTCTGGACGTTGGTCGACTTGATCCGGAACAGCAACATCTGACCGTCCAGAGGAGTCCCTGACGGTGCGTTCATCGTCAGCGTTCCGGTCGACTGCGTATTCGTCTGGCTGGCGATGTCCGACGTGTCGCCCGCCATCGTGGCCGAAGTCGCATCCGTGACCGTGACCACCCGAGGAGGGATTCGCTTGTTGGTCAGTGTCTCGGTACCGGTCAGCGTCGCCAGAGTGCCCGTCGTGGGCAATGTCACCGTGGTGTTCGCCGTGATGGTGATCGTCGCCGTGAACGCCCCGCTGAACGTGACCACGCCCGCAGCGACGAACATCTCGGAAAACAACGTCTGAACGCCGCTCCGCTGGCCGAGAATCAAATCTGTGCTGGCTGGTACTGTGCCCGTCACGCTGTCATTCCTTCCTGATCACTCGCCGAATCACTCACAGGGAATTTTCCGATACACCCGCACGTAATCGATCTCGAAGTCGATCGGATACACCGGATTTTCTGGTACCGGACCCTCCCAGGCACCGCTGGCCTGCATAATGCTCACATACAAAAACATTGCCGATTTCGGCGCATGAGCGGACCGCCGTCGCTCCACGCCATCCAGGTACCAGATCAACCCGGTTTCGTCCCATTCCACCGCGTACGTGTGAAAATCTTTCGAGAGATCCACCCGAGCGTCGATCGAAACGTGTTCATGCTGGTTCGCCAGCAGGTTCAGCCCGAAATGCGTATCGGTGCTCATGATGTTCGGCTGCGTGCCGACCCATTCCACAATGTCGACTTCAAACGATTCATCCATCGACGCCCGAGTCCCGCCGACAACCGCCGTGGGATGCAGATAATTCACGTCGATCGGATTCATCCAGAACGCCGTCAAGACCCCCGACTGCGGCGCTGGCTGCTTGCAACGGCATTCGAACCATCCATAAAGCTGCGAAAACTTATCGACCTGCGGCAGCTCGCTATGATTGAGTGTCGGCCTGGTCTGGTCGATCATCGCATTCGACGTTTGCAGCGAACTGATCCGCATCGTCGCCACGTCCGGCGAATACAACAAAGGCTTGTCTTTATCGATCCGCAGCTTGATCGTCGTGGGCGACCAGTCAAACAGCGCCAGCGAACGATCAGGAGTCGTCCGGAATCCCAGATAATGCGGCACCCATTTCGACTGATTGAGCGCACCGCAATTGAACTCATCGCGCCACCTCAACTCCCAGCCCGGCTTATCCGCCGAGACCTGCGCCATGGCATCCGCGCCACAGTACAGCGCGACGATCAACACCCAGACAAAACTCAAAAACTTCATCTCGTCACCTCAAATACGGATAAACCTGAGCCAGCGTCGCTTCGGCCATGCGGCTGGCAAAATAAGAATTCCCGAAGTCGTCCGGATGCACGTTGTCGGTCCCGTTGATATAGAGCGTCGCGTTCGTGCTGGCCGTGTTGAAAGTGTTGTTCCAGGTTCCGGTAAACCACGGACCGGTCGGATCGTTGCGGATTGGAATGAAGAAAATCGTCGAGTCTGCCATGCCGGACACTGCCGTCGAGAGCAACCCTTCAAAGTCGGCGATCTTCTGGCCGGTCGTATAGCCCGTGTCGTTAATCGAACTGAATCCATAGACGATAATCGGCGCCGCACTCACCGCCCGAATCGCCGTCAGCGTCGATGTGACAGCCGCCTGAAACGTGCTGTAATTCGCATAGTCGTTGGTCGATCCGAACAACGTCCACAGGTCCGGATTGCGCGACGCCGCTTCCGCGATCCGATACGAATATTTGTCGGTTGTGGTACCCGCACCCGCACCCCGGTTGACGTATCCCGTGCCGCCTTGGGAATAATTCCAGACATCATTCCAGCCCAGCCGATGCCCCAACAATTTCGTGATCGAGCCGCCCGGTACCAGGTTGTGATACGTCGAACCGTAGAAATAACTGTCCGCAATACACGCCACCCGGATGCGGCCGGCATTGTTTCCCGCCCAGATCGAAGAATTCGAATCCACCGCGATCGCCAGGAACTGCTGGAACGATTGCCGCCATTCCAGTTGATAAAACCGGTTCCTGCGTCCGCCAGTCGTCGACCAGTCCAGCGTGCACCAGTTGGTACTCGATGTCGCAGGAATCCCGTCGCCGCGCATAATCCTGCCGTCGACGATCAACATCGTGGGGTCGGCGTTGTTCGAGACGTTAAAGTTGATGTTCTGGGCGTCTGACCAGAACTCCAGCGAACCATGATTCATGTACGGAGTACATCCCACCGTTGGCTGGAACGTATAGACATTCCACCGCGACGAACCCACGCCGCCGTTGTAACAGCCCCGCAGCGTACACCAGCTCGGATCTGGCCACTCGACCACAAACGTCGCACCGGTACCCGATCCGGTTGTCGATCCCTGCGACACGGTCGCACCTGGCAACACGGTGTAAGAACCAGCGTTGTACAGGCTGATCCCGGTAATCGCGCCGGAAGCAACAGAGGTCACCTTGCCCACCACGGCCGTCGAGAATGTGCCGCCGGTCAGAGTGATCTGATCGTTCACGGCATATCCGCTGCCGCCGGTCGCGACCCAGATGTTGCGGGCGCTGACCGCCGTAAACGGAGTGAACTTGTAATTGTTCGAAGCGCTGGGCGCCGAACCGCTGAAGGTGATCAGTGGAAAGTCCGGAATATTCGGCGCCGGCTTGTTCAGCCCGTAATAGTTCCAGGTGACGCCCGAATCAGTGATACCCAATGTCGTACCAGTCGGTCCGCCGCTGCTGGCTGCCGTTCCGCCCACAATGCACGCATACAGGTAAGCGCCATTGGCAACGATCTGGCCGGCGGTATAGGTCGCGCCGGCCGTCCAGACGGGCGGCGTGTAACTCGGATCAACCGTCGTGTCGATCTGCCCGCAATAAATCCAGCCCGTCGTATTATCCGACGCACCCGCCGGCGATGTCAGCGACGGACCATTCCCGGACGAGGCTGAAGTTCCGGTCCCATAACAAACGAATTTCAGACCGCCGTTCGCGATCACTTTTCCCTTGATGTAAGCCGTACTGCGTTGCCAGGGGTCCAGCGCGTACAGCGGTGGCATCAAATACGGATTTCGCGCCTTGGCGACCCGTGCCGCCTGACGCAGCCGGTTGCCCAGCGTCTCATTGGATTCGACGTTTAACGCCCGACCATTATTCGTGATCGTGGCCGTGCCACCACTGGAACCGATGGTCAGCGGTCCACGCTGGCCATTCAGAGACGAGACAACAGGAGGATCCGTAATTGACATCAAACCACCGTTAAAGCAGGCTTCGTTGTGACCGCCCCTGACGAGTCGCGCGTCACCGCCGACTGAGTGACCGTCTTCGTGACCGAGCCGAGTACCCACGTAATCGTGTAAGCGTCGATCGTCAAAAATGTGCTGTTCTTGGTCGTTGTGGTAAACGTGCCGGTTGCACCGCCTGGCCAGACCACCGACGCCGTCGTGATCACTTCGTCCGAGTCGCGCGAAATCGAAGTCAGCTCGAAGCACTCGCCAGTTGCCATCAGCTTGATCGCTTCGTTCGAAATCAAGTCCGCGAACAATGGCGCCCAGCCGCTGACACTGGTGAATACGCCCCAGCTTGTCGAAGTCGTATCGACCGTGACGCTGCTGGTGTTCAGCACGTACTGCCAGGCTTCCTTCGCCGATCCCACACCGTTCACGGTATAGACCAGCCCCGCCGCGATCGTCGCCGCATGCAGGTAATCCGTCGGACGAGTCAACGCCGCAGAAGACCCGTTAAAAATCCAGGGTCCATTCTGGCTGCCGGTCGTCTGATTGATCAGCAAAATCCGATCGCCAGACTGAACGCTGTACGTGCCGTCCGTCAACGCACCTGGCGAACTGATCGTGATGTTCGTCGCGAACAATGCCGCAACCTGCAAATAGGTATGCGTCCCCGTGATGATCGAAGCCTGCATCTGCGACAACGGCACCGCGTCGCCAGGATTCACCGCTGTCGGCAAGTTGGTCAAAACCGGAGCGTTCAGCGTCGCACCGTTAGCCAAGACCACCGCACCGCTTCCGCCGGTTGTGCCGTCGCTCAGGTCCGCCGCCGCTGGCTGGCTGGCATGAGGCACCCCGGACGTGCTGATCGAGTCGATCCATTTGTGACTCACCGCCGCCAGAGACTCGATACCACCCAGCGAAGACGCACCCGGATTCGGCAACCTGGCCGCAGGCAGAGTCCCCGAACTGATGTTGCTGGCATTCGTCGCGTCGACGTTGGGCACATTCGGCAACGCCGTCCACAAGGCCCATGTCGTGGTATCCGTGTCGACCACAAACGGCCCGGCCGTGTTACACACATAAAACGCACCGAACTTGGACGAACCATTCCCGCTGATCGCGTAGATTAATCCGCCGCCATTGGTGGCACCGGTCGCATAGTCGGTGGGTCTGGTCATCGCTACGCCGGAACCGTTGTAAACCCAGGGTCCGTTTTGGCTGCCGGTTGTCTGGTTGATCAGCAACACCCGAGTATTCGCCGTCACCGAATACGCGCCGTCGGTCAGTGTACCCGGCGAACTGATCGTGACATTCGTGGCGAAAACCACATGCGTCTGAGCGTACCGATGCACGCCGTTGACCAGCTCGCTTTCCGCAACCAGATTCCCGGTTCCGGTCACAGTTCCCAGGCTGGCACCCGCCGGACTGACCTTTGAGGTTCCAAACGCCGTGGTCGCCACCGCGTTGCCGATCGTGCCGTCATTTTTCAGGACAACATGCGTCCCGTCTGTGATCGAACTGACCTTCATATAGGCCGTGTTCGTGCCGTCCGAGACAAACACTTCCTGATTGATGCCCATCCAGGCTGTCGCGCCCACCGTCACGCTGACGGTCGAAGCCACCGCCGGCATCGTGAACCCGCTGGTCGAGGTGTAGGCATTCGTGCCGTTCGTGCCGGCCGCTCCGAAGATGTTCGCCACCACGGCATACGTGCCGGTCGATCGCAGATACACATCCCCGTTGGCATTGTTCAGGTACAGGTCACCGTCGATCCCCAGGCTGTTACTGGGCACGCCCGTATCGACCCGCCAGACCGCACCCGGCGCACCGGCCGCAATGTTGGCCACCAACGAGTAACTACCCGCCGACTTCAGGTACACGTCACCGTTGGTCGTATTCAGGTAGTAATCGCCGTTCGAACCCAGCCCGGAACTGGGCGCCCCCGCACCGTTTCGCCAGCCGCTGCCCGCCGCACCAGCCACGCCGCGAATATTCGCGACCACGGCATAGGCACCAGACGATCGCCAATAAACGTTGCCGTTGTTGCCGTCGAGATAAAAATCACCGTCCACGCCCAGACTGTTACTCGGCGCCCCGGTCGCGTTGCGCCAGACCGATCCGTTCGTGCCGTTGGTCCCGTTGGTTCCATTGGTCCCGTTGGTTCCGTTGGTCCCGTTGGTTCCGTCCGCGCCCTTCAGGACGACCCTCAGCACATAAGCGCCGGAAACGCGCTGGTAGAAATGCCCGTTCGCATCGTCCAGATAATAGTCACCGTCGACGCCCAGCGAGTTACTGGGCACACCCGTGTTGTCACGGATGACCTGTACTGCGGACGAACCCGGCGCTAATGGCGAAGCGAGCATACGTATTTTCCTCCTTGCGGATCGATCTACGAATCAATCCTGATCGCGTCTTGAAACTCAGAATGCCGGAAGCGGGGCGCTACTAGGGGCTGCCCTCAGTCGGCACAGGACCGACAGACGCCGCTTCCGTTCCGGAGGCACGGCCACTACCGCGCTTGACCAGTGTTCCGTGCAGGTCTCGCAGTAGATCGAGCGATCGGTCTGATTTCTGATCCAGACGATCCAGCTCGACGCCCTGGCGACTCAAAATCTCTGTTTGTTTGACCTGCGTCTCGGCATTGATGACCAGACCTTTGGACGTGGCGTCCATAAAGGCAAAATGCTTTTCGATGAAGCGGTCCGCATGCGGCTTGAACCAGCTTGCAATGACGATCAGGGCGACAGTCGGCATTCCCCAACGCTCAACCCAATACGCCCAATCCCTTTTTTGCCCAGATTGCGCCGCCATCTGTGATTCCCTTCAGCTCTCAATATCCTGTTTGACCCGATTCCTTGAAAACCGGGCGGCGCCACAACAGCACCGCCCGGCCCGTCAAGGAGTTGCAACGACGGAGAGCGTTGCTTTCCTACAAAAACCACGCCGAGCTATAAAATCAGCTTGCTCGGCTTAATGCTCGATTTGTTCTGCGGGATCCGCTTGGACCTGACGCCGTGGCTTTTCGACTTCTCGCTCAAGATCTGCGGCCTGGCACCGGCCGGCCGCTTGATGGACATGTTCGTCGTCTGGCTGATCTTCTGCCGAGACGCCGCTTTGTCCGCCTGCGTGACCCGTTCCTTGGTGACGACCTTCGTCATCTTCAACTGTCTGGGGTCACTGCCCCAGTTCTTGACTTCCGTCGCCGGACTGCCGTCCGAGGGCACAATTCGCGTCACCCCCACAATCCCGTCCGGGATTGTCCGAACGATCTCGTTTTTTTCGTTGACCTCGATACTGGCACACAGCGGAGACACCGCCGTCAGCAGCAGCACCGCAGCCAACAACACACAAACACCACGCATCGCCTGACTCCTTCGATTCACTACTGCACGGCAAAATCCCGCGACTGGATCAATCGCGATCCTGAAAATTGCACATGGATATTGCGGTCAGTGATCACAACCCGTTTTACGACCAGGTTGAACGTAAACAACTCTACCAATTTCACCGTGGGCGCTTGCTCGAAATCAACAGTAATCACATCGGAATTCAAGACCATGCTACAAGAGACCTGGCCAGGAAGTAACAAATCCAGATGCGGACTCAGTAACGCCGCAATTCCCGAAAAAGCCGAATAAATACCCCAGTACGCCACGATGTCATCGATCACGAACAACCCGTAAGGCTGCGCACTGGCTGGCGAGTCTTCCGAGAATTTCAGATTCTTGAGCACATCCGGAAAGAAAATCTTTTCCAGGTCCAGCTCGACACCCTGGCCCCGCAAGGCATAACCGAACGCCAGCGAATCGACCGGCAGCTTAACCGCCCCCTTGGCTTCCAGGCTGACATGACCACGGGAACCCAGGAACGCCGGCACCGTCCAGTCGGTCCGTGCCAGTAGTGGCAAAGACTGCTCGCCCGAGCGATCCCAGAACACATGCGCCTCGACCCCGTCGCCGATGTAGGTTCTCAGGAATTCCTGAAACCGCCGGATCTGCTCGCCCGCTTCGATGAAGCCCGCCGCACCGTGTGCATTCATCACCGCCGGCCGCTCGACTTCTTCGTCCCAGGTCGTCCTGAGAGCGCTCGATAAAATCTCGGAGGACGTGTAACGCTCCCACAACTGCGACTCGACACCACGCCGCAATAACACAATCGTCGGACAACTGTCGATCTGTGGATTACCGTCCACGAACCGGATCTGACAATCCGGTTCCCGCCCCATCTTCCAGCCGAGAGGCTTCAGCTTGGCCAGCAATTCGGCTTTGACGCGCTCGCCCGCCGGACAGGTTGGTTGACCATTACGATCTGCGGGCCAGGTCTTGACCACCAATTGCGCCGGAAGTTCTCGGGACTGCGCCGCCGGACCGTTCGACCGCGACGCCGAGGACTCAATCACCAGCCGCATCGGCCGCAGAGTCGGACCCATCACCGGGGATCGCCGGGGGACTGAAACCGGTTCGGCGTTCGCAATCGACTCAAGATCAATGGGCACCGGCACAGGTTCGATGACCACAGGGGGAACAGTCGCTTGCGGAACCGGTTCAGTCACCGGAGAAGACGCAGGAATCGATTGAGCGGGAACAGCCTGAAAGGGTGTTTCAAGACCCATGCGACCGCTGGAACCGCGTTGTTCCAGGTTTGGCTGACGGTTTGCGAGATTCAGCCTGGCACGGGCGACCGCCACGGCAGCCGCCGCTCGCTGGCCCACAGTGGCCGCTTGCACCACGCCGCCAACCAACAGGCACAGCACGCAGACCAATGCCAAGAACACAAATCTCTCGGATCGAACAGACACGATCACCTCCCCTCTGCGGAACAGAGAATCAATCACACCACCGTCTTGGCGACATACTTCGGCGCACCGACCGCCCAGGCTTCGCCGCCGTTGCGGATTTCATTCCAGAACCGCCGCGCCCGGACACCCACCGAACCAGGAGCCAGCACATGCACCCCACCGGCATACTTCAAGGTAATCCTTGGCATCTGATCGATCGGCATCGTGCGATCATTCAGCGAAGGCTGACCTGCCGGAAACTCGCCCCAGGATTCGGAACTTTCCAGTTGCGTCTCGCCGTTTTCATCCAGGAACACACCCGTGAAACAGCGACAATGCGGACCGTAACTTCCCAGATCGCTCATGCCCCGAGCGTCCGGCATTCCCGTGACATACCCGTGTGCGTACGGCACGGCATAACCCGCCGCCAGACAATCACACAACAGTTCAAACGTCTCGGCCCAGAAGGTTTCACAGGTGAAGCCCGCCGCCGCTCGCATCCAGTCTTGAGGAGTCCCCACACCAGGAGCCGCTCGCTGGACCGCCAATTTTTCGATGCTCAGTTCATCCATGCCGCGAAACAGGTCACTGGTCGCCACGCCCAGCTCATGCACCGCCCTGGCCGCATCCGCCAGAATCGCACCGTCGCCGTAACCGCACCGGTCGCGGCCGATTTCGTGCCGAGCCATGCTGTAAATCGGCGCCCACGCCACTTCGACAGCTTGCAATAAGCTGGCCGCATCGGCGATCGAGTAATCCAGCGAAGTCTGCACGCCCCGAGCCATGCCGCGCGAAACACAGGTACCAGATGCTTGAAGAAACGGCCGACGATAGTTGCCGGTCACTTTCTTTTCGCGATCACGCAGGAACACCCCTTTGATGCCTTCGCGCTGCAACCGTTGCCAGGTGCCTTCGAGTGTCGGAGCCTGACGCGCACAAAACACCGATGTCGTGGCCGCATGACCGGCAGCCAGTCGCGACTGGATCGATTCAGTGACTCGGGCCGGATCGCTGACCCAGCCGCTGACAAAGTTGGTAATCATTATTGCGCCAGCCCCCTGACTCGTTTGGAATCTTTGATCGCACTCAAGGGACTTTCGTCACTGGGAGCGTTCACGAATTCCGAGTTAAACCGGCTGACATCCTGATCGGTCAACTCGCCGTTTTTGCGCAGCTCGGACACGAACTGGCCCAGTTCCCGAGCCGTATCAATATTTCCGGCAGCGACCGCCTGAGACAGCGCCATCCAGACCGCTTCCGGAGTCGCCTTCTCGACCGTGACCTGATCGGGCTTCGTATCGCGTCCGCCGGACTGATCGATCGGGACGACCACTGGACCGCAACCCAGCACCAGGCACGTCAGCAACATCAACAAGCAACGCATTACACACTCCCTTGACTGGTGGGATCCGGCAAACCGAACTTGGCCAAAAAATCGTTCTGCACCCGCAACCAGGCGAGTTCCCGGATCAAATGCTGCTCATCGGGCGACTTGGCATTGTTGAACTGCTCGATCAGATCATCCGCCACGCCGATCGGCGGCAGCGGACTCAACTTCAGCGAAGTCGTGTTGCGGAGCGTCTCGACGACATCACGAATCTTTTCCGGTTGAAGATTCTTCGCCTCCCGAGCCAGCCAGGCCCAGAAGCCCGCAACAGTGAAGCCACCGGCAGCCAGGAAACTGAGCACCATCCGCGCAATACCCTCAGCCGAGACCTGCACACCGTTTGGTCCTGTCCCACGGGCGACCATTGGACCGGCAACGGCCAGTCCCGTGAAACAGAAGACCAGCGCGGAAACCACGGCCACAGCGAAACAGACAACAGCAATCACATTCTTATGGCTCATCGCCTGAACTCCTGAAAGATTCGCCTTGACCGCCGAGCTGGTTATTTCTTGACCCAGGGATTTGGCATCGGGCCAGGAGGAACAACCGGCTTCACGGGATCGGGCTTGGTCGCATCGTTGTTGGCGGGCTGCTGGGTATTGGCCGGAGTGGCGGGATCGGGAGTAGCGGGCGGTTTGTCCTGACCCTGATCCTGAGACTGGGACGCCGTACGGTACATATGCAGCTTGGCATACAGCGCCGCCATGCCCGACAAAAAATCAACCACGCATTTCACTTCAGCGAACTCGGGCTGAAACGGCGCCAGAATCCCCGTGAACTGCCCCGCCGCGATTTCGGCCTGGAACATCTGCAAACCTTCAGAACCCAGCGACGCCAGTTCGGCTTCGATAAACGGCCGCAGCGCCAACGCTTTCTTGACCAGCGATTGATCCGCCATTTGAAAAACTCCCTGACTGGCAGTGTGCCAAAAACTGTTTGAAATCAGACTAGGCACACAAATAACGCTTTGTTAGATTAGCTGCAATACTAAGATAGTTATATAATGCTAGTTACTAGCATCCTGATGAATCTTAGTTATCACTCGCCACAGGCGGGATCAGGTCGGCCTGGACCGACTTGAAACAGAACTTGCACTTGCGGCACTTGTGCCAGCGGGTTTTTCCCAGAGTGTGCGTCACCGGACAATCCGCACAGCGGCAAGTCCTGACCGGGCACTGGATCACGACCCAGTAAATCACCGCCGGATCAATATCGGCATCAGCGAACAGTGATTTCTGGTACGCCATCTGTCAGCCCGAAATCGTCTTGATCGTCGTTTGATTCAGCGATTCCAGCAAATCGAACCGCTCGTTCTTGTGATACGCCGCGAGCGCATCGAGCAAACCCGGCTTCGCCCCAAACTTCTCCATATTCAGGGCAATATCGCTCCGACTCATCCAGACCCAGGTTGCCTCTTGGCCGCCCAACAGCATGCACACCCAAGCCGCTTCACGCCCCCGAGCCGCTCGAACCGGATTGAACCGATCCAGCCGAAACGAGACGTACAGTAATTCATCAACCGGTATTTCGACTTCGTTCGCCATATAACACATGCTCCGGTACACCAAGGTTCCTACAGATCGCGGTCAACAACAAACGATTGAACATCAGAAAATCATTCCGCCGCGCCGCCTCATTCAGCCACAAAGATTCAATCAGCGACAAGCTCCAGGGAAAACTGCGGATCACGGCAAGCTGTCGTTGTTCAGACATCAATCCCCCGGCAGTTTTCGGTGGCGATCCGCACGCATTCCCTGGCATGAATTGCAGACTGGACGGTATCGCCCCGCAGCAGACAAGCCAGATCCTTCTTGAGTTCCACCAGCAGCATTCGCTCACCCTCAAAGTCGGCCGGAGGAATATCGGGACGCAGCGCATGAATGCACTCGACCGTCAGGATGAATTCTTCCACTTCCTGAATCATGCGACGAACGTTCCCGATCATCGATTCGATCGTGATATTGCGCTTGCCGCGTTTCATGACATCACCTCAACCGCACAAAGGCATTTTTCGGAATCTCTTTTCCCTCAGCCCGATACGCCGCCTTCAGCAAACCGACCGCCAGACCCCTGGCAGCCTCGACCGAGCAAGACACGCCGCCCGCCAGTGAAGGCGGGACCATGATCGCGACCTGACCATTGTTCGTGACGCCGACATCAATCTGGCCAGTTTTTTCCAGCTCGCCTTCAACAAATTCTTCTCTCGTACTCATGACTTAACCCTAGTTTTAGACTCGTTTCGACAAATAAAGAGACACAGTTTCCGAAGACTCGGCGATCCGCTCGATTAAGTCTTTTTGTCGCTCTCGAAGCCGAAGCAACTCGGCATTCTGCTCAATCCCTTTCTGAACTTCGGGCGACGCTGGCAACTGTTTGATCAGCCACACCGCCGGAACAATCGCAATCAGCAAACCGAACCCGAACGAAAACCCCTGCAAAACAGCAACCAGCATTTTCAAACTCCTAAAAACAAGAACCTTTCAAACACCTTTACTCAAACAAATGAATCTGACCGGGCGAATCTTCGATCGTCGGCTTGGTCTTCTTCGTGCCAAGCTGTACCCGGATCTCGTCGCACCAAACTTTGTACGGCCACATCCGCCGGTACTTGTAGGGATAAGCCGCACGCAGCGCCGCACGCAAAACCTTCATGTCTTCGGCACCGACTTCAGAGATCACCTTCGCAATGATCGGTCGACAGTGATCACGCCAGGTCGATTGAGCGCTCATACTGGAGCCAGCAATTTCAAAAAGTCGCCCGTGATTGTCCAACCCACCTTCTGCGCAACGCTCACTAATTCGTCCGGATTCGTAGACCGCTCCTCGATCGTCTCCTTGAGGTAGCAGATCAAAGAATCATTCTTCTCATCGAACCAGTAGTCATCGACGGTGGCGACATTGACCACAAACTCGTCATCGTCACTGCTGACCAAATCAATAAACGAGCCGGGAGGAAGCAGCGCCGGAAGATTGATCAACCGGTCGGCGCGACCCGCCCAAATCCTTCCTCTTGTTCCGGAAGAATCAATCGCATCAGTAATCTCCACATCCATTCGCAATGTCACTTTGATACTCATGATTTCGCTCCTTAAAACACCTTGGCATCGCGAACGATCGAATCATCCCTGTCGTCGCATTTCAGATATCAACAGGGTCCGACGCGGCCATTGCCCATCGATCGACACCCACGCCTGCGGTGGCTCGCCCACATAATCCACGGCAATAACTTTCCCAGTTCGAACCTGACCGTCAAATTTGCACTCGAACGAGTCACCCACCGAGAATTTGGCCATAACGACTTTCTCAATGTCCTCCATATAAAATCGGCAGTCGTAACTTCTATTTTTCCCGATCCCCGTCATCGGTTTAGTCTCAGCACTCGTAATAGTCAGCCGCACCAGAACCTCATCGCCGTTCTTGAATTGCATGCACAACCCTTTCCATCAAATCAGCCCCCGGACGATCGAATCATCCACGTTGAATAGCCCCTGTTTGCCAGCAAACGGGATCGGCGTCTCGAACCGCTCAACCTTCTCGAGAATCCAGCACCAGGGGCCTTCGGTGTGTTCGTGCTGCGCCAGCCAGGGGTACTTGTGCCTGACGAAATCGCTCATTACCGGCCGCTTTTCGATATCCAGCAGGACTTCCACGCAATCGATCAACTGACACCGGCCGACGATCGCACCCCAGGCCACCTTGGGAAAAAGATAGGAATAATAGTCATTCCAGTATTTTTCCGACTTCCCGGCATGAATCAGCATCGGCCCACGGTACGGCGTGGACCAGGTTCGATTCTCAACCCGCTTCTGGACCTGCGTCATCGGCAACTCGTCCTGCGGAGTCACAATCAAATGCGCATACGGCTGACAAATCGTGAGACACTTCATGGGCGTTCTTCCCCTTTCAGATTTGAAATAACATCCTCCAGCCGACGCTTCGTCAGATCGATCTGTGATTGACGCACATCAATGCCGATCGAATCCCGGCCGTTGATCTCGGCCGCATGGATCGTCGTCCCAGAACCGCAAAACGGATCCAGCACAGTCCCGCCTGGCGGACAGAACGACTTGATGAAAAACTCGGCCAATGTCAGCGGAAACGGCGCTTCGTTTTCGTGACACAACTTGTGACCCATCACGCCGCCGCCGACGATGAACTTCAGCACATTCCCAGGATTGGCCATCTTGGGAATCGTATACCCGACTTGCGATTGCTGTTTCGTGCCGTCACGGTCCAGCGTCATGACTTGCGGCGTCTCCCGAAGTACCTCTGTGCCATCTTTCTTTTGATGCACTTTGACGCGACTTTTCGCCCCCTTCCTGCGATCTGATTGCGGTGTTGATTTCGTGCCCGGCGTAAACCCGAAATCGTCCCGCTCGGCCAGAACATGACTCGGCCGGCGACCCCGAGACCTGACGCGCCCGTCAGACTCAACGACCGTCGCACCGCTGTTGATCGAGTGCCCCCATTGATTCACCCGAGCGCCGTTCGATTGCCTGTTAGACATCTCGCCGCCCGGCGCCCACTTCGGCGGATGACCGCAAGCCGTGTTGTCCGACCAGGGCAGCTTCCCATGCGTCGCACAGATGATCAGCTCGTAATCATTCCGCAACCACTCTTTTCCACCCGAGCCAGGAATCCCGACCCTGTGAAAGATCGGCGGCTTACGGAGCTTCACGCCACGACGATGAAGATCCGCCGCCAGCAAGATCGGCACTGCCGAATAGCGGAAATTCTTCGTCTTGCCCTCGATCACCCAGGCAACCAGCCCCTTGGAAACCCGCAGGCATTCCAGATAACGATCAACGCACCAGTCAACGAACTCCTGCCCCTTCAGCGAAAACTGAATGCCATAGGTCCGGCAGTCTTCGTAGGGCGGACTGGTGAACACCAGATCGACCGACTTGTCCGGCATGCCGCGCATCAGGTCCAGGCAGTCGCCACTCAAAAGCTGATAAGCCACGACAACCCCTCACTTAAACAGCGTCTCGCCGTTGGTCTTGCCGTTCTCCTTGCCCGGTTCTTTTGCGGGCGCCTCAACATCGCCAGCATCCGGCCGCAAACCCTTGGGATGGGGTTTTGACTGAGTGATCGCTTTCAGGTCGTCGCGGTCGATCGCCGGCATGCCCGACAACTTCCAGAAGTCGGTGCCCATTTCCTTGCCCACCGCATCGATCGCAGCAATCACATACCTCAGATACCGGGCCACTCGGCGAACCCGATCACCGACAGCGCCCGGCCTGGTACGCTGTCGCGCAAAGCTGATTCCGATGTCCTTCGCCACTGCGTCGATCGTCGACGCGCTGATGTCAAGACTCAGTTGCTCAGAGGCTCGGGCTGCCACCTGCGCCATCGTGAACTTTTCTTGCTCGATCGCCTTCTTGTTGGCGACCATCCATTCCCGCAACCGGAACAGTTCCGGAATCGACAGCATGCGGCGTTTCGCTTTTTCAGGACCGGTTTTTTCAGGAACGGTTGTCACAGGCTCATTCATGACTCAAACTCCTTGACGTTGAAGTTGAAAACAAAACACACTCACACATGACCACAGACAGATCAGACGTACGGGGCGACTCGTCCCAGACGCGACATTCCCGCCAGCTTGAGATCAAACCGGTTTTCCAGCTTGTCGTAGTAATCGCGCAGAGACGCGATCGAGAAGAACACTGGCTTGCCCATTTGCATCGCGCGGATGCACTCGGCATCAGACCCCAGGGATTCACCTGGCAACCGGATCACGGCGTCGCAGCAGTCCAGAAACTGCTGGTCAAGCTCCATCCAGAACTCGTACGGCCGCTTAAAATTCAGATGCCAGAAGTGGCACAGATGCGGAACAAACGGCGCGAAACCAGCCTCTGCCAATTCCTGAGCCATCGAGATCGCGTTATTGACATTGTCGGTCACATTTCCCAGCGTGTAAGGCCCCGCAACATAAATCTTCGCCCTCATCACAACCCCTCGAAAGAAAAATCCAGCGCCCCACACACCAAAGCGATCGACTGGACGGGACGCTTTTCCAGATCGGCCACATGAAACCTGATGACTCGCCAGCCAGCCCACCCGGCATGGTTGTATTTCTCCATGTCGCGCATGATGCCCGTGATGGAACGATGACCGGTTGGCTTGCCATCTTTCCGCTGAAAGATGCCCCCCTCGATCTCGACGGCCACCCGGCGATGCGGGAAGGCGAAATCAAAAACCCATTTCCGGTCTTGATCAAACCGGTATTGCCGTACCGGATCGATCGGAGGACCCATCTTCCGCCACAGCGCCAGAAACAAACCCTCCAGATCCGGCGGCGGGACTTTCGTTGTGACCTTCTTCGCCGCCTTCTTGACCGGCCGCTTCGCAGGAACATCAGCACCGCGCGGAGCACGCTTCAGTTTGATGCGGGCGCTCATGGCTGCACCCGGTTGATGAAGGCCCATTCACGCCCCGATGGCAGCGAGTTGTCGTGTCCGGTCCGGATCAGGAATTCCCCGAAGTTCGAGACACACACCGCCTGAACTTCAGAGACCGCGAACAAATCCACCACCCGAGCCAGATAGGCCGCATGACACAGCGGTACCGGACCCTTGCCGTCCCAGTCCAAGCACCAGCAGCCCAGGTTCTTGTCACGCAACTGCCGGAAGGTATTCCTGAGCAGCCCATGCGCCTCAAGCTGAAGATTCAGCCAACGCAGGTAAGTCACCAGCCGCATCCGCTTGTCGGCGTTGCTGTCGGTTTCCAGGAACCGGAAGGGATTGCCCAGCCCGCTGTTTCGCCACTCGCTGCCCTCAAACCTGCCCGATCGCAGATAGGCATACCGACCCACATAGACGTTTTCGTCGAAGTGCTGCCATTCGTTGGGGTCGATGCGTCGAATATTTTGAACCCGAGTTGTCACTCAGTCGCCTCCGGTTTGGTTTCTTGTGGATCTTCTGTTGTGGTCCCTGGCCGTTCCGCGACGTTGCCCGACTTGGGCTCTGCAGGAAACGCCACGTAATTGCCTTCGTCGCGCAGACGTGTCGTGACCAGTTCGTTCTCGTAGGTCCGTCGCTGGTTCTCGTCGACCAGATGCACACGGCTGACGTAGATCACCAGCTTGACGCCGGCTTCAGTCACCGCTTCGAATGCGTGGTGACGTTCGGCGCGAAAGTCGGCCCAGTATTTCGTGCTGGTCGCTTGGAGCTTCATACACGCACCTCGCCCATATCGAGCTTGCGGATTGCGTTTCGCGCCGCGTCTTCCTCAGCGTTGTTTCCCGGCCACTTGCTCGAGGACGCTGATTCTTTCAAGTAAGCCGTCAATCGCCCGCCAGGATTGAAAATTGAGCCCGCAGCGACGCCGCCCGAGACATGCTTACAGAGCGTGAAAAACCGCAATCGGTCATCGTCACGCAACCAGCCCCGGTCCCTGGCATGCTCGAACAGTTGCTGAACGACAGTCATCGTCGTCATATGTCTGGGAAGGATGTAAAACGGCCAGCCGCCGTTACCGGAATTTTCTTCCCGGTCTTCGTCTTTCTGGGCCTCTTCCTGATCCCCGTCTAAACCCACATCGCTACATGTAGGTTTATTAGTTGTTTCATAATGTTTAAGAGCGCGCCCGCGCGAATAAGAAGTGCGACCTGTTTGCGGCGGTGACAAGTTGTCCCGGGTCGCTGACAAGTTGTCCCGGGTCGCTGACAAGTTGTCTCGGGTCGCTGACAAGTTGTCTCGGGTCGCTGACAAGTTGTCTCGGGTCGCCGAGGGTCGGGATTCCCCGGAATTCGGGTCCACCACGCCGGCCGTTTTGGGATTATCGAGCAACATTTGCTTGACCTCGCACCAATCAATTTCGTACACGCTGAAGTCGTTGCGGCTGAAGGATCGTTTCTTGACCCTGAGCAGCCCCAGCCGCTCGCAATCAGCGATTGCCCGTGATGCCGTGCGTTCGCTGACATTCATTTCCTGAGCGATCGTCGACCGCTTGAGGAAACATTCCTTGCCGTCCCTGGCATGGCATTCAATCACCTTGAGCAGACTTTTCGCGGTCGGCGTCCTCGCCAGACGCCGCTCGCCGGCGGTTTGGCGCTCGAACCGAGGAATGATCAACCGTTCGAGCCACCGCAGCCGCCGATAACGCGGAAAGTCAATTTCGAGCTGTTTTTCCGACATTCACCAATCCATAATCAGACCCACAAAAACCACCAGCCGCCGGCCGAAACTCAATTCGGCTGGCCGCGATAGACACGGATGCGATCGATTTCCGAAAGCTCGTTTCGGATCATCTCATCGGCGTATTCCAGCGTTTCCTGCCGAGCCTCCAGCAAGCTGGCCTTGGTCGGCCAGAGCGCGAAATAGGACTTGCGGGCCGGATCGGCTTCAAACACCACATCGACCGCCATTTCGCGACGCAGACTCAGGTCGGTAAACACTCGGGTTTTCATCGACAATCGTTCCGGCCATTCAATGGGCTTGCCGTCAACGACCGATGTCACGCCAGCTTCGTAGGTACCGTGCCCCTGGCTGACACCGTGTTCCTGTTGGGTTCGCACCCGCTGAAGCTGACGGATCAGCGAATCTCGCTGTTTGTCATCGCAGAAGCATTTCCAGAACATCGTGCGCAATGCGTCCCGCAGTTCTTTGGTCGAGAAAGCGTCGCCTTCCTCCATCTCCGAAAGTTCGCCAAACCGTTCGAAGACGTCGGTCGTGGTCAGCGGACAGACCGCGCGGTCCTGATGAATCCTGCGATCTTCGAGAGTCGCGATGACATTGCTTTCGCCGATCCAGATATTGACGTGATTGGCGCCGTCGGCGCGCTCGGCCCAATCCCTGGCCCAAGCAATGACGTCGGCAATCGAAAGCAACTTCTCCAGTCGCTGCGGCTCGTCCCAGGGCTTTTGCTCTATTTTTCCCGTGTGATCGACAACCAGCGTCGTCTTCGTGTGCGGCAAATCCATCACATGCACTTTGCTGGCCGCATGATCGCCGCTTCGCGCAGTATCCAATAACAGTTGCAGCGCGGCTTGGTTAAATTCGGTACTCATCGGTCTTTTCGCTCCCCATCCAGATAAAGGCTGTAAACACAGAAAACACACAGCGTGATCGCGAACGCGATCCGAAAAATCTCACTCAGAATCATCATCGTCGTCATCGTCATCGTCCGGAGAATCGGCCAGTGCTGGCTCGTCGTCGAACAGTTCCATCTGTTCCGGAGCCAGTGAATTCGCAGGGTTAAACCGCGCGTCGGTGATCCGACCGTTGCGGACATCCACCGCACAGACCACGTCGCCGGATTTGAAGATCGGCAACTTGTCTTTGATCATCGCGCTGATCATCAGCCCGAAGATTTCCGGCACCTCGATCTCGTTATGGCCGTACGCCGTCTCGACCGGCTTCTTGACCTTTCTAATCTGCGGAGTCACCGTCAATTTGATCGAGACTTCGCGGGATTCTGGCTTGCCGTCCCGACAGGGGAACTCGCTGATGTTGTCCAAAATCCTCGCAATGGCCCTGGCGAATTGCCTGTTCAGCCTCCCCTGATCGAATTTGTGCAGGCTCTCTAAGGTGATCTGCGGTAATTTGTCTTTCAGTCGTGGATCCATCATCTACCCTCATTTTGAAAACGTCCTTTCTGCGACGAACACGCTTCGCCGACCCCAAATCCTCATTCAGCCCGTCACTGTTCAACGGTCTGTTCCGCTTCACACAGCGCCTGCAATTCCGCAGTGATTGCTTCACGCACTTCCCAGCGATGAATCGCGATGTCACCAGGTGCGTCGATCCCGATCCGGACCGTGTTCGGACCAATGCGGACAACCTTGATCACGATCGAATCACCGATACAAATCTTTTCCCCAGGCTTCCGAGACAGAACGAGCATGAAAGACCTCCTTGTCAGTGACGGGTTAAATGAATCGAACACAGATCAAGACGCAGGAACGGCATCAGGAGCGCGAACCGGATCAGGTGCGACAACGCCGTGAATCGTCTCCAAAGTGACAGACAAACAGCGATCCTGTTCGACTCCGTTGCGCACCGAACCGTGGCCGTTCGCATGCAGTCGATAGGTGCAACGAATCGGCCCGTTGATGTTGAAGTTCTGCTGAACCAGCGCCGTCAGATGCGGCAACGCATCGTCAAACTCGACCTTGGATTGGTCCTTCAGTTTCGCGCTCAAATCAAACAGCGCCTTAACGATCCCATCGGGCTTGCCAATAAACGAACATGACCACGACATTGCGAAACTCCTTGAAACGAACCAGAACACCGCGCACACGTTGAGCGCAGAATTTCGAGAGGGGAGCTTGAAAAGCCAGGGCGTCGAACTCGCTCGTTTAACCACGGGGATTACAAGTTCCCGTGGCCCTGCGCTCAGCTTGAGAAATAGCGGATGAGGGATTCGAACCCCCGACCTCCAGGCCATGAACCTGGCGAGCTGACCACTGCTCTAATCCGCGTCAAAAAGTGGGCATCCCTGCCCGGCGGCAATCCCTGCCAATCCTAGACTGCGAAAGCTAACCTGCGACCGCTTGCTTGCGTCCTTTGCTGACAAAGGCGTGCAGAGCATCCCAAGGGATGCGGATCGCATTACGTACAAAGACCACTTCCAGATCGCCATCGCGAACCATGCGATAGATCGTCTTCGGAACGACTCCGAAAAACTCGGCCGCTTCGCTGGCCGATGCCAAGCCACTGGTCGGATAACTGACTGGTTCCTTGGCCTTCGCCTTGGCGGTTTTCTTGGGAGCGGGTTTTGTTTTCATTCCTATTGCCTGTGTGGACTGCGTTGGACTGTTGAGGACTGCGTTGACGCGGCGGATGATATCCAGGAATTCCAGCTTGAAAAGCGAAAAGACGATCGTCAGGCACTCCAGAAAAACACGGTCGCCATCGCGTCGAAAACGTGTCGACACTATGCCGACATTAACGCGATTTGAAGAATTATTTCCGCCCGTTTTGAGCGGTACCGATACCGGTCGGAAGTGTTACCAAAAGTGTTACCAAACGCCGCCACTTCGCGACCGCCAAAGCAAAAAACCGCCCCGAAAACGAGGCGGTTTCTGGAATCTGGTACCCGTGAGTCTCGTCAAGTCCCATTGCGATCGGACTTCGGAACCGAGGGTTGCAGGTTCGACTCCTGCCGGGTGCATTGAATTATGCCTGTTTTTTATGTGTTTTTCGAACGGACGCAGGATTCTCTGAACCCGATTTTCCAGAAGTGTTACCAAAAGTGTTACCAGAATCGCGCTCGACTGATTTCCAGACCGCATCCGCAGCATCTTCGGCCATATTTCCCACATAGAACTCCATCGTCGTCTGGATCGATTCGTGTCGCATCAATTCTTGCAGGACTTTCGGCATAACGAGTTTTGACCACCGATACCCGAAGGAGCGCCTCAAGTCATGGGCCGATGCGAATTTCGTATCACTGACTCGAACTCCGGCAGCCTCGCCAACCTGGCTAATGACCCGGCCGGCATGTTCGTGCGTCGGCCGATGGGGAACCGGACGCCCGCCACGGGGATACGTCAGCGGGTGAAAAACCAGACCATGGCGCTGGGATTCGGGCGTCTTGAGCAGAAATTCGGCAAAATCCGGCGTCATGGGCAGCAACCGGAACTTCCGCCCCTTTTCGTGCTGGGCTTGGATCCGGAACATGGGCCGGCGGTGCGACAGATCGACCATGAATTGCCGATCGTCGTCCCAGCTCAACTTCATCGCTTCTTCGAGCCGCAGACCGGAAAGGTTCATTCCGGTCAAGAAGTACTCCCAGGATTCGACGAACGCCTTCTGAACGACTTCCGGAATTTTTACCAGCATCCGGTCGACTTCTTCGGCCGTAATCGGACGCCCCTTCATGCCACCCGCTTTGGGAGGCATCCGGATAACCGGCATTTTTTGAATCAAATCCAGGTCCCTGGCCCAGCGCAAAACCTTCCGCAGCTCTGCCAGATGACCGCGAATCGTGAAATTCTTCCGCACGATCGTCTTGGTCACGACCTTGCCGTCAATCGTCTCTTCGATCGTTTCTTCGCGCAATGCGGAAGCAAAACGGCTCACAAACGACGCCTGAGCGACCGTTTGAAGCAGTTTTGGCTTAAACAGCCGCTCGACAGCGTTAAACATCGCCTGCGTCTTCAGACGGGTTTTCAGCGCCCGAGTCGCAGAAACTTCGGTCTCAAACCGCTTCCGCAGCTCGTCCCAGGTCGTGAGGGTGTTATCCACGAACTGACCGGAATTCAGCTCATCTTCGAGCCTGGCCGCGAACTTCAGGGCCTCCCGCTCAGTGGTCTTCTTCGTCGAGCGGGTTTTGATCTCCCCCGTGACGGGATCGTTCCACTGAGCGAGCCAATAGGCCCGAGAACTCGGGTTTTTGATCCGAACCTTGATCATTCTCGTTTCCCCTTCTGCGCCAGCCGAGCCTTACGCTTCGCCGATGGTCGCTCGCCCAGCTTTGGATTGTTGAGCAAAAACTCAATGACTTCATCCGTCAAAACCCAAACAGTCCGTGTTCCAGGTCTAGCCGTCCTTAAACCCGCTTCCCTCCACAATTGGACCGTTTCACGGGAAGCCCCGAGAATCCGGCGAACTTCCTCCAGACGGCAGAGTCGCCCTCTCGATATATACCCATATTCACTATTTTCTACATTATCACGTATTGAGTCTTGACTCGTCTTATTTTCGGACGTATTTTCTGTGCTCACCTGGTCAACCTCGCAAGTTCCGGTGTTCATGGAATCTACAGGACCCCACAAGGCGCCAACCTTGTGGGGTCCACTCTTTTCGCCCGCTGCGAAAAAGGGGAATGACGGCGCAAAGAATTACATGATGCGCCCTCCAAGAGAGAGATAATCTACCCGATTATGTCTGAGTGAATTGCAGATAATGCGCAAGAGCGTATTATTGCGATTCGGAAAGGAAGCGCGAAAGCGCTTCACATTCCAAGGGAGAGAAGTTCGCCAATTCTGCATTTATGGCCTGACTTGAAAGCCGCAACGCTGAGAACGTTGCGGCTTTCCCCTTTTCTGAGGGGTGTTTCATAATCGCTCGGCGGTGCGAGCGGGTGGCCGATAGATTGATGAAGGCGTCTTAACAAGTCAACCGATGCGGTGGCTTTTAGTGCTTTTTTTGCCGTATCAGAACTGAACGCAGGCAAATCCCGAAAAACGGGAAAGACCGGTTAATACGTCTGACGGATTGCATCTCAGGAAATTCCTGATGAAACCCGCGTATTTCCTTGTTCTTCGGAAAAACACCGGAAAAACAGACCGAATCACCCCGACCGGAAGGAAGGAAGTGACATTTCAAATCGGTCAGGTGCAAAAAATTCGCGATTGACCCACCGCGACGGGGACCTCCCCCCCTGGGAAGGACCCAAGCGCCGCACGGGCTTCATCCCAGACCAGCGCATGCCGGTTTATAACATCACATTTCTTGCGGTCCGGACCGTCCGGACCGGACCGTCTGGGATCATGGTTTTGAGGTATTTTCATCTTTTTTTGCTTTTCTTGCCTTTTTTGTGTCCGTTTTGCAACCGGAATGACGTCTTATAGGGTAGAGACTATGACGCAAGTGTTCAGCGTAACAATGAACACAACACGAAAGGGACACAATGAACAGTCTAACAGTCGACGGGATGACGAATGACGGCTTGGTTCTCAGCGTGACGGCTTTCCATAGCTACGCTGACCTGACTGCCGCAATGGATCGTGGATACGTTCCAACACTGACCACAGTTCGCAGCAGACTGCGATATCAGCAGCAGCGCAACGCAATGGTCAGCGAACTAGCCGATCGGCTTGAAGCCGACGGATATCGTGTCATTCGCTGACCAGCAACGTACCTGGCCGGCGGAATCGTCCGCCGGCTTGCTTCTGGAATTCGCTAGGATCGCTCAAATGACAATGATTCAACCGATTGAACGAAACCGTCAGGTAATTGGATGGAACGTCACATTGGACGCGCCCGCATCGTCTGACGCTATGTTCTCGACTGCGATCATGGTCGATGTCATGATTGACGATCTTCCGATTCCGAACTATCCGACCGATCATCAAATCATCCACGTTGCCAGAATCAAGACGCAACCGGCCGTTCCCCCCAAGCGCCTGAAACGTCGACGATGCGTCAAAACGGCTTGGAGCAAGGCGCATGACGTTTGCCAGGTAGCAGCACAAGAGAACGGCTTAGATATCGAACTAGTGGTTTCGCTGCTACCTGACGCGCTGGCCACACTGACAGCGGAATGGGAAGCAACGGAAGTTCCCAAGCGACGCGCACGGGAATTGACGGGATTGACGTTGCGGGATGTTGAACGCATCGAACGCCATGGCGCCGATTATTCAGACCTGGCGCATTTCGACGAATTCGCGAACGAACTAGCTTACGAATGTCCGGAATTAAACTGGTCAGTTGATGACGCGAATTCTGATAACTTGTGGGCGCTGCTGCATATGCCGGCCGTTCGCAAGCCGGCCAGGTACGGCCAGGAAACGATCGATCGGGCTTGTGAATTCGCTGCTGATCGCTTTCGGGGAGAGATTGAATTCGCCGAATGGTCTGAAGATGACACGTTCGAACCAACGGCCGAATATGTCCCCTTCTGAGATTACAAACAACGGCCGGCCGTTATGCCGGAAACGCAAGGCGCTAGCGCAACAATGGCGCCACATTGAAGGGTTTTCGCTATGAAACTGACAGACATTGTTCAATCGATTCAATCGGCTAACGGCGCTCATGTTCCCCTGTATTTGTGGGGAGCGCCAGGTATCGGCAAAACGGCCATTGTTAGCGCTGCCGCAGAATTGCTCGGAATTGAACTGCTGACACTGCGCGTCAATCTTCTGGAACCGGTTGATTTTCTCGGCTTGCCAGCGCCGACGGATGGCGGCCGTGTTAAATGGCTGAAGCCCGATTTTCTCCCACAAGAGGGAACGGCCGGACTTTTGTTTCTCGATGAATTCGCACAAGCGCCACTGGCGACGCAATGCGCTGCAATGCGGTTAGTCGATCATCTGCCAGATACCTGGCAAGTTGTGGCAGCCAGCAACCGGACAACGGACCGCGCCGGCGCCGGCCAGGTAGCTACTCACGTCCTATCGCGTTTCACGCATTTGGACGTGGACGTGTCGCGCGAAGACTGGCAATCATGGGCGACGAAAACCGGAATTCATCCGGCCGTTAGAGCGTTCATCGATTTTCGGCCGGCGCTACTTTTCGCGTTCGACGCTGCCCAGGCACAACGCGAACGGGCGAATTGTTCCCCCCGATCATGGGAGCGCGTTTCGCGTCTTATGTCCTGCCCAGAATCAACACGGCCGGAATTGCTCACAGGCACGATAGGCGCCGGACCGGCGGCCGAATTTCAGGGATTTCTGCGGATATTCGCCGAATGTCCCTCGCCCGATGCAATTCTCGACGCGCCAGAAACAACGGCCGTTCCACGCGATCCTAGCGCGTTGTTTGCCATATGCGCAGCGCTGGCCGATCGTGCTCGCGGTTTGAAGCCCGATCGACTGACGGCGCTTGTCAAGTATCTCTGTAGGCTTCCGGTTGAATTCGGCGCAATTCTGATCACTGACGTGTTGAGTGTCGCGCCGGCCGTTCTCACGATTCCGGCCGCCGGCGCTTGGATCAATCAGCATAAAGAGATATTCGCTTCCCCCAGGTCCTGACCTATTTCGGACAATTTTTGCTTTTCTTGCTTTTTTTGCGTCCGGTTTGAAACTCAATTCGCGTCTTATAGGGTAGAGTCTAATACAGGTCGACACTCGACCGAACGCAAGCCGCAAGCGTAACAATTGCGACATCGACTAAGGGTAGAGACTATGCAGGCTTCACAAAACAATCTGGCTGGTAGCGCGGTTTTCTGGACACTGGGCGAGGATACCGATTTTCCGGCGCTGTCGAATTCGCTTCACGCTGCCGGTTTCGGCAAGTTCATCCCCGAACGAATGACCGAACGCGCAGCGCTCAAACAGACCTTGGAAGATAACTTTGCCGGTTGCGAAGTGTTTCAGGTCGGCGCTTCGAAAACCACGTTCGAAGTCGTTCGCGTTGTACGATCATCAGACGACAAGCGAAACGAATACCGTCACATTATCACGGCCAGTTTAGACGGATGGCAAAATGTCCAAGTCGACACGGGCGACGCGGCAACCGAAGTGAACTTGACCGAATCGTACCGCCGGAATCGCGACACGGTACCCTATCATTCAATGTCATCCGCGCTAGTCGACATCGTCTACGCTTTGAACGGAACGACCCTACGACCCACCGGCGGGATTTACTGGGTACCGAATGACAACTGGTCGCGCTGGGAACGTGTCGCCCAGGCAATCGAATCGGCCGGCGCGAAAAACAAAGTATTCGGCTTGCGAACGTTTCTTGACGAAAACAGCGCTGCTGTGATCCGTGAAGCCCTGGCTTCCGAGATCGCACGGGAAGCCCGTCAAATCGACGAAACGCTTCACGATCCTGAAACCGGCTTGAAAGCCGCAGCAACCGCCAAGCGACGCGCAAACGACCTACGGCGCAAGATCGCAGCCTATGAACAGGCTTTTGAAATGGCGCTTCCTGACCTGAAACGCGCTTTGGATGAAGCAACCGGCCAGGAAGCACGGGCGACCCTTATGGACATCGCGTCAGCCGGTCCGATGCTATTGTTCGAAGTCGCCTAGTTAGAGGCTTCCACCGTTGCGGCCGGACGGCCGGCCGCATTACTGGACGCCTCTAACTTTCACAGGATTCGAAACTATGTCGACCATGACCACAAACGAAGCAATCCGCAAGCTTGAAGAAGTCGCGCATCGGGCGACATCTGAAGAACGCGCAGCCCGGATCGTATCGGCCGCAAAAACCCGGTTGATTCTCTCCAAAGACGCTAGGGCCGTGTTTTTCGCGTCGCTGGTGTTGCGGCTTGAATTCTCAGCAGACTGGAACATTGAAACAGCCGCAACAGACGGACGGCGCTTGGTTTACAATCCTGACTTCGTTCAAGAACTGACCGAACAAGAATTGATAGGCTTACTCGCCCATGAGGTTTTACACTGCTCAAACCGGCATTGTACGCGCCGCGCTAGTCGCGACCCGCATCAATGGAACGTTGCTTGCGACCTGGCAATCAACCCACTGTTGACAGAATCAGGCTTCACGCTTCCCGATGGCGCTCTTTTCCCAGGCGAGGGACCGTACGCGAAAATCGACGCCGGCCGTTCTGCGGAAGAAATCTTCACGGCATTAACCGCCAAGCCCGAGGAACAGCCCCAAGAACCAGGCGACGACCAGCAAGGCGACACCGACCAAGACGACCAGGCAGAGAGCAACCAGAACAACCCGAGCAATCAACCAGGAGACGACAGCGATAGCGATGACTCGGGAGACACCGACCAAGACGGCGCCGATTCTGACGCACCAGGCGACGCACCTGGCAACCAGCAAGGCGCGCCCGATCCTGGCCGATGCGGTGGCGTCATGGATCCCACGGACGACAACGGCCGGCCGGTTGACCTGGCCGAAGCGCGACAACTCGACCAGGAATGGAAAGCAAACGTTTCGGCAGCCCAGCAGATCGCAGAGCGACGCGGAACGCTGCCGGCCGGCATTGCTCGCATGATCGGCGAACTACTGGCGCCGGAAGTAGACTGGAAGGCAGCGCTTCGCGAATTCATGACCAGGAACGCCAAGAGCAATTACAATTGGAAACGACCCAACCGGCGGTTTGTCCACGCTGGGATCTATCTCCCGTCGCGACACTCCCAGGAACTTGGCCACGTTATCGCAGCGATCGACACTAGCGGATCCATCGGCGAAGCAACCTTGAGCCGGTTTGCTGCTGAACTTCAAGACATCTGCGAACAAGGAATCGAACGACTGACGATTCTCTACCATGACGCTGAGATTGTACGCGTCGACGAATGGACCCCGGACGACGGACCGCTAACGCTAACCCCGTGCGGTGGTGGTGGCACTGATCACAATCCGGTTTTCGAATGGATCGAAGAGAACACGACCGAGGCGCCGGCCGTTCTCGTATGCCTGACAGACTTGTGGTCAGACTTCCCCCACGACGAGCCCGCTTATCCGGTTTTGTGGGCTTCGATTGACCCCAGGAAGCAACACCCGTTCGGCGAACGGATCGACATTCCGGCCGAATAGTTTTTGCTTTTTCTGCTCGCAGCCTTTACCATCACGCCGGCCGGATCA